TTTATCTTCTGAAACATCTACACCTAGTGCTGTTAACCAAGATTCATCTAGTGCGTTTTCTGTATCAATTAATACAACATAGATACCCTGTGCCTGTGCTGATTTGATAATGTTACCTGAACAAATATATGATTTACCTGCACCAGATTCACCAGCAAATACTGTAACTTTACCTAGTGGAATACCACCATTGAAGTCACCACTAATCAAATAGTTTAGTGTGTAGTTACCTGTTGATACCCAGTCAGTTGGATCGTTAAATCCAATACCAAGTCCATCAATGCTTTTAGTTAAAGTTTTACGAAACTTTGAAACGTCAAACGGTTTTGCCATAATTATGTGCCCTCTAATAAATCATAAAATTCTTTGAAAATCTTTCTACTATTTACGCCTCGTCTTTGATCCATTTTTGTTATTTCCTCTAAACATCGTTTAATATTTTTTTCTGCAGGCGTATTAATATATTGTAACATGTTTTTTAAACTGTTTTCAAGTAAAAAACCTGGTTTTTTATTTAACCACAGTTGAATATCAGACTTTACTAAGTCTAACATATTATTTGGTAAATGTCTAATATTTAGGTAAAATGGATTAGCCAATGGACCAACAATAAAACTATTATTATGAAATTTTAAAGTTTGTAAAAAATTAATACAAGTAAAAATTGATCTAAAATTTAATAGATGATGTAACATATTAAATGATACTTTATGATCTAATGTTCTTACTATGTTTAGATTATCTAAAAACTCTTGCCAATTACCACCATACCTCACGTATTCAAATTCTTCTTCAATCTCGTCAATACTAATTATCCAATGTACATTTTTAAACTGACATATTAAATCAAATACAGGTGTGCCTGTTTTACTTAAATTAGTATTAACTCTAAGATTAACATTAGGATTACGTTTAAGTAATTCCCTTAATAACATTTCGTTTTCTTTCATTAGTAGTGGTTCACCGCCTGCTAGATAAACGTGTTTAAGTTGATGTGCATTATCGAATACTAACTTTTTAAGTTCTGCTACACGCTCAGGTGGTGGTTCTTCTACTTTTATTTTTAGTTCGTGTGCAAGTTTACTTGAATACTTTGGACTACAATACATGCAGGCTTGGTTACAGTTATTTGACCAACGTATATCTATCTTGTGTAAACTAAAATTATCAATTTGATCATACAATGTATTATCAACTGTTTTTAGTTCTTTAAGATAAAATATACGATCACTGATCATATCGTATCCTTTTTTATCCCCTTCTAGATTATAACAGACATTACATCCTAGTCCAGGTTTATTATCAAGCATATTTTTTTTAGTTTCTGTGTTTTCTGCTAGTATGTCATGTATACCTTTATCTTTAAGGTTACCTATAGGTCTTTGGCTACGGATACAATTAAGAACATCTCCGTTAGAATTGTACATAAAACCGGTCCAGGGTATAGGACAAAATTTATTGTTAGTTAAGTAATCTTTAGGATTCATTGGTGTAATCAACTCCTAAACTTAACTCGTAAACTTTTAATGTTGGGTCAATACGTTCTAGTGTGTCAACTACTTTTTCTGCCCACACATCAACATTACATGCTCTAGGTCCACTATGCTCACCGGTTAATACTTCGCCTGGCTTAATCAACACCAGTTGCGGCCATTCCTGTCTGTGTGCTAGGTCCCAGTGTGCAGTCTCTAATGCCTGTTTTTGATTTTTATATTCAAGCATGTTTGCTTCGTCGACTAACGGATTTAAGGTCATCATGGTGCTGATGTTTATGATCTGTTTACCGTTAACATCGCGCCAACGTCTTGATATTTCAAACAACAATTCTGTTTGTGCGTATCCTGATTGTGCATTGTTAATAAACCAATCACAAGGCTCAATTTGGTCTGCTACCTTAGGTAAACTACGAATGTTATAGCCATTACGACGACTAAGACCCACAATTTCATGTCCACGTTGCTCGTATTGTTTGGCCAGTGCCTGACCTATGCCTGCTGAATGTCCGGTAATTGCTATTTTCATTGATAGTAATCTTTGTAATTGATTCCTCTTAGTTCATCTTGCTGTTCAATAAATGCCAATAACTGTTTTGTGTTATTTTCTAACGTGGCAATTTTATCTAACAACGGCAATACTTCTTGATTCTTACTCTGTAATAGTTTTTCTCGAGCATCTAGTGTTAACCAGTTTTTGTATCTAATGTCTAACATCTCAGGTTGATTTAATAATGCCCAACTGTGATCTAACCCATGTTCATTTTTAAAATCAATAATGTTAGCAAAGTTGCCTACATTTAAACTATTTACAGTTGTCCATAGATTAAGATTGTTTATACCCATGGCTTTATATTTCATTAGGTTACTATAAAACTTATCCCATTTAATTGGCCATCTTACATAATCATGCACCTGGCCAATGCCATCAAAACTTACTGTGACTGTGACATGTATGCCTCGTTCTAGTAATGCTTCTAATTCGTTGATAACTAATGCACAGTTAGTGTTAATTCTTATGCTACGAACACTTTTAGGAGGGTCACGTAGTATGTCTCTATAATTTTTACTAGCACTAGGTTCCCCACCATTGATGTCTAAATGTACCACTCTATCTAAAGGTAATGCCCAAAATCTTTTACTGTTATCATATATCGGATAATGTTTACTAGCCAATCCGCCTATCTTTGTACTTAGTTCTTCACTACAAAATTGACAGGCTGAATTACACACGTTGTCTAATATGCCACCTACTGTGAGATAGTCTTTTTGCTTTTGTAGTTTATCAAACTTTAGAGCATTTAATCTAATACTAGAGTTAGATAGTTCTTCTGTTTGCTGACATCCAACACATTCTTTAGGCCATTGGTCCTTTTCAAATGTCTGTTTTAGATTGGACATCCATTCACTGTTTTGCATTTCTTCGTATGAATCGAATGTTGGTTGATTAATCATATGTCCGCAACAACTTACTTTACCATCAGGATGAAACCTAACAAAATGATCTGGTCTAGGACAGTACATCAGTTACTCCAACGATTGTGTTGCTTTTACCAATGGTTTCAAAAAATGCTGTTGGTTCTCTGTTCATAATATGTGCTAGTATCTGTTTACGTGTCCAACTGTTACCTATTAATCCTAACAACGCACGATCTAGTTTTTGATAGTGTTCATTTTTAATGTTGTTTTTTAGTCTTGTTATAGTTGCTTGGTCTAATATTTTATCTTCGTTACCAGGTATGGCATGTATTGAAGTATAGTCACTGATCTTTTCCATACCAACAAAATTAAATTTAGTACCTTCGTCAGTATATCTAAATAAGTTAATCAACCAACTAAGTTGTGGAGCATAATGTCTATTTAAAAACAAATAGTTTTCAACAAAATATAAAATAGTATCTTTTGAAAAACTAGGATATTCTGTAATTAAATTCCACACAAATGTATTAACACCGCTAATAAATCTTTCTTCCGGTTCTCTAATGATAACGTCTATAGAGTTAATACGTTTAAGTTGTTCATTAAATAATATTTTATATTTTTTTAAATGTGCTTCTTCGTATAAACTTGATCTACCATTTTTAAAAATAGGATAGATGAACCGCTGTGAGGGTTTTATTTCTATTACCTCACAGCGATTAGGATAGATTACGTCGTCTAATCCGCTTAACATCTATATACTTAGTCTTGATTAAGACTTACGATTGCGAATCATCGCTAGGATGTCTTCAGCACGTTTGCTACCACTTTCACCTGCCGGTGTTTCTACTGGTGCAGTAGGAGTCGCGTCTGCTGTTGTTTCTTCTACTTTAGGAGCCTCAACTGCTGGTGCTGTTGTTGCTTCTTGTGTAGGTTTTGACTCTGCAGTTCCTGTTGCAGGTGCTGGTGTTGTAACTACCTGAACGCCTCTTGGACGATAGTAATTACCCCAACGCTCAGCGTCATATGCCTGTCCATCCACAGATGCTTCGAACATCTCTTTCATAACTTTTAATTCTACTTCGCTTGGTTTCTTAGGAAGGAAGTCGCCTAGGTTGTGAAGACCATATTGTTCAATAGCGCCACTTTCTGTAGCGTCTAGTGCTGATTCCTTACGTGACCATTTTGAAGTTGAATAATCTGCATAACCACCTTTAGATGTTTTAGTAATAATAAAGTCTAAACCACCTTGGTAGTCTGTTGGTAAGTTTTCTAATTCTGGATCTAGTAAAGCCGCCTTGATCAAGTTAAAGATCTGTGGACTAATAATAAATCTACGAATTGGATTTTCTGGTGTTTGATCTTCAGTGATTGGGTTTTCTCTTACAAAGCCTTGGAATAGATATGATTTCTTTTTCCAATACTTACGACCCATATCCTCTAAACTAGGATCTTTGAACCAAGTTCTTACTTCTGCAAGAATAGGACATGCTTCACCCCACATTTCTACACATGGTACCTGTACCACAACTGGTTTACTATCTGCTGATCCTTTAACGCCA